GTATCATATTGTTTGATTAAGTTTTGATTCGGCCACGGGCCAATTGGGTTTATTTTTGATCGTGCAAAAGTACGAATGGCCATGCAGCCGTTCGCCGGTAGGGGTCCCATACCCCCTTTTATCTTATATTATATACGTTTGTTAACGACTGGAGCTTGAAGCTACCAGCGCGCGGGCGCCGGGGCCTAAAGCCTGGGCGTTTATATAGCGTTTATATAACCGTTTGTTAGCGTTTACTGAGCTGGGGATTGATCGGCTGAGGCGTATATGCATGCTTAATGGGCTTAATAACACAATAAAACCAATGGTTTCTAGCGTATGATTAGCAGCTGAACCGCAGCCATATATTGATTATATAGCGGCATATACACGGCGGCATATAGCATACTGATTAGAAGCTCCAGCTACGATCGCGTATAACCGTAGGCTAATCCCTGCTTATTGGGTATAGCATCTCGCAGATATACCGCACCCCATCTGAAAAGTGCTCATTATTCTTAGACTTATCAATAATAGCAGCGTCCATTCCAGCTGTTTGTCCAGGCTTCCAGGCTGTTTGTTCCATAGAAGCTATTGTCCTTGTACACTTATGCTTATTAAAGTATACACGGCAGTTCCCAGCAGCGTCCTGTAGCAGGCTATTAACACAATTCACGGAATCGATTATCCTAGGCTGCTTATTACGTGCTCTTATTTTAAAGTCTGCCTTACGTAATAGACTAAAATCTGTAGTACCTGTAGCAGCTGAACTCTTACGAGCATTACCACTGGCGTCAGGGTACACAATTATAGACCTATTAGGATAGGCTTTCTTTATCTTTCTTATTAATGATGTTGTATCAGCGGATCCATAGAATTCATCTAAACAGTGTAATTGATCACCACGATGAGCCCATACAGATGCAGCCATAATCTTAACGTTAAAGTCAATCGATATATGAATATCTTCATGAGCATCAAACGGTAATAAATTATCAGATACATGTAATTCTCTATTAAAATTATAAAACACAGAATCACCGCTCGTATTAAATGTGGCAGCGTACTCTTGTTGAAATGTGAGTAAATCCAGAGTTGATCTGGCTAATTCAATTTCTTCAGCCATATCTGGTCTTACATTAGCGGCAGTAAATTGCCATGATTTCCATAACTCATTAGGCTCTTGGCCTTTACAAAATAGGTTATAAAAATCATTACTTACACCTTTTGGCGTACTTATTATTAACACAGAAGCTTTTCTTATAGGATCTGATGTCATAGGTAATACTACCTCAGTAAATGCATGTTGTTTAATAAAAGCGAATTCATCTAATACAATATATGATGGAGATGGAGAAATACCTCTTAAAGCATCAGGTCTATCAAATCCTTTTAAAGATATTTTAGATCCGTTAACAAATCTTATTTCTAAGTCTATTTCTCTTGGTAAACCGGACATATGTTGTGGTGCAACTAAAGATTTTAGTGTAGTCCACATTGATTCTCTAATCATGGAGACGGTTGGACCAATTAAAATTGCTCTTCTATTAGGCTTTTCTAAAGCATGATGATAAGCTAGCACACAGGCTAAATACGATTTTCCTGTTCTTCTACCCGCAGCTACAATTTTAAATCGTGCTTTGTGATCGAAAACTTCCTGTTGGAAAGGAAATAGGCTTACTTCATACTTTTCATTCATTGCTTACCTTTATTATTATAATTTATTTAAAATACTTAATGTAATAATCGGCAAACAAATTATTATGTTCCCAATGTTTAGTGTTTCAATTAATTGCTTTTATTCTATCAGATAATCTATTGGCTCTTATACCAACTTGACTAGCCCATCTAGAATCTAACATTTCAACAGAAGCTGTTTTCCAGTCTTCATCATGAATTGCTTTTATAAATTTTTTAAATTGTGATAATCTTGGAGCACCCATATTAAAACACATGTTCACTAAAACTTGTTGTGCTTCTTGTGGCATGTCTTCTAAATTACCAAATACCTTTTTAGACTCATCAATATATGTTTCAACATCTTTATCGAATACACTATTAACTCTTTTTTCA